ATTGAGAGCAGCGTAGTTAACGCCGTTAAATTTGTTTGAAGGTCTGGTTGTAAGTGTTTTAAAGTTGTATTGTGTGTAGATAAATTCGTCTTCTGTTTCGTGGAAGTGTTTTTCAAATTCATTTTTATTTATTTTTATTCCATTACGTTCTATTGCATTAAATACTAACGTAGCTCGGTCATTATAAAACGGGTTTACCACGGTATTAATGCGGTGCTCTAAATCATCATATATTTGCTCACAAACTTCATAATGCTTGGTAATTGGCACGATTTGGTTTACCGTTAATAAATCCGGAAATCTTCTATATAATGTGGTATGAGCGGTTGTTAGTGGAAGTATATACGGAGGAGATCCTAATGTTATATCTATAAGAGGATTTAAAATTGTATAGTGAAGGAATTCTTTTTTATCCCTAACATATATTTTTTCTAACCCTTTTAAATATAAATAAACCTCATCTTCAAATAAGTTTTCACATTCAGGATGAGAAACAGGTAAAATATAACCCTTATGTCCTTTAATTGGACGTATATAAAAGGCTATAATTGAGTTTTGTGATGGGTGTTGATAAGGGTTATTTGAAATAACCTCTATAAACGCTTCTTTAAAACCACTATTTTTTAAAACCTCGAATTGTTCTTTATTTTCTATTAACCAAAACACTTAATACCATCTTATTTATAGTATTGAATATAATTAAATTTTAAATAGGCTCCAAGCCCAAATGCTTTAAATTGTTGTTGTTTTAATTCTATTATATTTTTATTAACTTCAAATACTTTATCTTTATCTCCTGTTAGTTTCCAAGGTAAAGAAAAACCAATATATAAGGTATTTTTAAAAGGAGCATTAGTTTCATAATAAGCTTCTTCATTTGATTTTTTAGCAAAATGACGTGTAAATTCTCCAGTTTCGTAATCTTCATTAGTTGGTGAAGGATAAAATGTTATAGGTTGACTTGCAATACCTTGATTATATTGAACCTTTTTTAAAATACTATAATCTTGATTTCCAGGGAAAAACCTTGGATCTTCAGGGTTATTATCCTCAAATTCTTCTTCAGAAGGATATGTGGGAGTTTGGTTTAAGCTTATTAGTTGTAGATTTTCCCCATCTCCAGGATAATTACCTGTAAAGAATTTACCATCAAAAGTACTAAAGTATTGTCCTGTATATGGGGCTAGAGTATTCTCATATGCTAATTCACCATTAGAATATAAATTAGGGGTTATATGAGATTTTGGGTAGTAGACCATTTTACATTTATTATTCGGTTACAAAAACTACTTTACCTGTTTTTTCATCTATTTTTTTATTAGGTTGACCTAAAGCAAGAGTAGCATTTTCATTTAGGGTAGGGACCTTTATAGTACTATAATTAAACCTAACCTCTGTTATAGAGTTTTGTCTAAGTGTTTTTCCAGGTTTACCCCAAAATTCCCAGTGCCAGGATTCATCTTGACCAACACCATCTCTTAATCTAAGAGGGTTATACCAACCAAATTTAGGGGCATGTTCCTCCCAAATAGCATAATCTTCTGAGGTTATTCTTGTAGTTTGGTTTGCTGTAGGATTACTAGTATTATTATTTCCGTTCTTTGTAGCTAATTGCCTTATGTCTATAGCACCACCCCAACCATGAGCACTACCTCCTGCCTTAGCAGTAATAGTTTCTGAAGAAGGGTCTGTTGGTTGCATACCTTCTTGGTGAGCATAACTTCTATAAGCAGAAGTAATAGTATATGTTTTTTCAGGATAGTTTGCTTCTAAAAATTTGCCAAATTTTAAAAGTGCTTTAGCTGCAGATTCTGCTAAATAATAATTACCTTCATAATAAGTTTTATTAGTTTCTTGAATTTTAAAATCAAAGGCGGAAGTTTTAGAAGTAGGTAGAATATTAAAAGATGTTCCACTTTTAGCAAACTCTTGAAGGGCAAATGTAGGTTGTTTCTGTATGCTACCATTTGGTAACCCAGTTACATTAGCTATGGATACTAATGGAGATCGTTGGAAACTTCTACCTGTAGCATCATTTCCTTGGGTGCGAAGGAAATCGGGTTGGTTTAAATTACCATTTGTTGAAAAAATTTTTTGTTTGTCTTGGGCATAAGTTAAAGTTCTTCTAAGTAAAGTAGCTAAAGCACTATATCTGTAAGAATAACTTCCTATTAAGCTATCAAACCCAGTTGTTACTGGGGGTAATGAGTTTAATATAGTCTCTAAGTCTAATTCTAATTTATCAAATAATTTAGGAACAGACATTGTACCTATTTTAGTATGCCATTTATTATTTACTATACTATGATCTAATTTAGTTATAATAAAATCTAAAGTATCTCCATAATTGGCAGGTAAAAATCTACTATCTATTTTTAATCTATCAAATATTCTAATACCAGAAAGTCCATCTAAAGTTAAATTAAATCCAACAGGGACAAAGCCTATAAAAGGCGTTGGGACTTTTTTTCCTATTGCCTCTAAAGCATAATATTTTTGAAAGAAAGATTTTTGAGTTTCTATAAATCCTGAAAGAGAGGTAGAAGTACTATTTAATGGAGTAATATTACAATTAGGAAAACCATATCCAATAGCATTTTCAACAAAATCTACAAATGAAAATCCTACTAAAACATTATTATCTTCCTCAGTATTAACAGCAAAATCTGAAGAGTTTTTAAATGAATTAAAATAATCTCTATAGGAAGAAATTAATCTTAAATATCCAGTAGTAACTTCATCTGATTTTTTTACTTTTTGATCAACATCTAATTTTTGAGGTAATATTCTATCTACTAATCCAATATTCCATTTACTAAATAATGTAGCATCTTCACCTACAGCTTGACCATTAGCTTGAGCTCCTACAGATATCATATTACCTAATTTATTGGTAATTTCTGTTTTAAATTGGTAATCTGTAACAAAACTACCATCTTTATTACCATTAGTTTCTTCACCAAAACCATATACTACTAAAGAAGGCTCTTCTTCCTGGGCTTGTCTCAGGTTTTCTACTTCAAAAGGAGAAACTTCATCATAAAATTCAACTACTTGTATAAGTTTGGGATCTTCATAAGTCCCAAAATTTTTATCTACTAATCTAAAATTAAATTTATTTACTCCACCTAATAAAATATTAGCTTCATTAAGTAAGGATTTTATAAATTTATATAAGTTTAAGGATCCAGTTTCACTATCAAGACTTGAATTAATTACACTTTCTATAAATTCTTGAGAAAAGTAAAGATTCATGATGTTACATACATCTACTTTTTCTACTATATCATGAAATTGTTCAATAGTATTAGGATCATCATTAAAAATTTCTATTTCAGTACCTAAATAATCTCCTTGATACCTAACTATTAATTTACTAGGGTCACTAGAGATGCTTTTATTATTACTAAACCCATATTGGTTAGTAGATGTATCTAATTTAAAAAGAACGGGTTCACCTTCTTCATCAGTACCATACAGGAGAAATTGTTGATTCAAAAGACTAAGTAAACTACCAAATCTAAGATATTTTACAAAGTGGGTAGACCCAAAAAGAGCAGCACAAGCATCTATTGTTGTTGATGCTTTTTCAATCTGGGGGTCAGTAATACTATCCTCTCCAGCATCTTTAAAATATTTAAGTACTATTTGTTCACTTTTTGTTGATTTAAAACTATAAGTAGTTTCTGTTTCAGCAAAAAAATAAGAAAATAACATATTAGCAGGTAATGCACCAGCGATGTTGTTGATAATGAATGGAGAAAATGATGTAGGATTTGTGTCAAGATTCTCTCTAAGAGGATCAACAAGTTGATTTATTAGATTTAATAAAACATTTTCTTTTTGATCTTTTTTTTGAGATGAGTTTTGGTTTCTAGTAAAAAGTCCAGAGTCTTGAACTATATTTACTTTTAAACTTTCAACTACACTACCTATAGTGATTAACTTTAAAGAAATTAAATAATATCCCTCTTTAGTAAATTCCCAAGAGAAATTTGTAACTTTACCTAAAAAACCATCATAGTTACCTTGAGATGATTTTCTGTTTTTTTCTATTTCAGTATAGAAAAATTGAGTTCCTTGAGAATTTTGAGGTGGATTGTTTAAGAATTTACTAGATAAACTAAAATTTGATTTTTCATATACTGTTGAAGAAGTTTCTGTATCTATTGTAGGATATGATGAATTACCCCATTCTAATAACATTGTATATCCTAATCTTAGATATAAAGATTCAATATATTCAAATTGTTTAGTACTATTTGCTCTAATTTGAAGATTAGCAAAACGTAAACTACCTTTATTAGTAGTCTCACTAGTAAATGATGTAATACCCGGCATAGCTTGGGCTCCAAACTTACCGAAACCATAATTTGAGGTATTATCAGGTAATAAAGAATTAGTTTCAGAGACTCCAAATTTCTGAGAACCATCTTCATTTAAAACTCCACCCTGGAGTACCATTTGGGATGATAATTCATTACCACTATATTCTGGGATTTCTAGAAGTTTAGATCTAAATTCAGCCCCATCATTAGATACAGTCTCCCATTCGCTACTACCTGTATTATATACTGCTATATTTTGATCAGATATATCAACTCCAGATGTAAGTTTTACCCAAGAAGTTCTTCCGTTCATCCAAGCTATATCCGAAGAAGTTCTAGATTTTTTTCCTAAAATTTCTTGACGTAATTTTATTTGATCTTGAACATACTCTAAATGAGGTTTTCCAATGATATTAGAATCCATAAAACTTATTGATTTAAATTATTGTACGCTAATAATATTGAATCTAAATTACCAGGAATTCTTATTTGAACTCCTACTGGGGGTGAAATTGAATTTTGTGGGTATTCAGCATTTGCTGAGGATATAACCCACCATAATGAAGAATCGTTAAAATAATTAGATGCTAACACGTCGTATCTATCACCCTCAGTAGTAATAACATATATATCGTTATCAGTACGAGGAATCTCAGGGTACTTGGTTGTTGTATACATCCTAGTACCTTCTAAATCACGAGTTATTTTTATATTTCTATAACGATTCATTTATTCTGGAAGTTGGTTTTGTCTTATTATAGGAGGAGTTGTATTTGTTAAATTTTTTCTAGGAACAACAGTTGCTTCTTCTGCTTCTACTATATAATGGTCATCTGCTCTAAATAAATTAGATGGGGTTGTATCATATAAACTATTGTTTGATAAATTATCCTCTAATGATATGAATCTTTGTTTAATATTCCCAGCTCCATTTATATCTTTTACTTTTTCTGGGAGGAATTTGAATATAGGCTTAAACTCCATAGAAACATCTATTCTATGAGGTAATTCTTTAACTTCTGGGTTTCTAAAAGTAATACCACCTTCAGATTCAATATCTTTGCTGTTTGAAGGAATTCCAATTTCCCAAGGAGTATCATTAGGAATTGTGTATGTTAATGCAGTAATTATACCTGGGGTTTCATAGAAATAACCACCTAAAGTAAGTTGGTGAATACTACCTCTCATATAACCTTCTGTAGAATAATCAGGAGCTAATGTAGATTTTAAAAAGTTTAGTTTTTGATACATTATAGATAATTCCTGTATGGATTGGGCTACTACTGTAAAACCCATTGAAATATTATTTTCGTATCCTTGATAATTATAAAAATTTTCTCCTCTACCTATATATTTAAAATTATTCCATTGAGCATTCATGCTATCAGTAAAATTATTGATATAAGCTCTAAAATGAGAAAATACTTTTTGTGAAGGATCATCATTATCAATAGTAGCTATTCTAAATTTACATATATCATTTTTACGTTTATCTGTAGTAACTGCACTACTTTTGTATAAATAAAGAGAATTGATTTGATCCATTCCTCTTTCATTATCAGGTCTTCCTTGAGAATAATCTTTTCTATCAGCAAAACGAGCTCCAGGATTACCTTGGTTTAATCGTTGTTCTATATTTTTAGTACGATAATTAGGGGAATCAGAGATAAAAGAGGTTGTAGTATTATTTGATAATTCTTTTCTAAAGTCTTGAACTAATGTTGAACCCCCACTACCAACATAGGTTACTTCAGTAGCTAAATTTCTATTATTATCTGAAACTGATTGGATTTGGTTGGGGTTAAAAGAAGAATAGTGTATAGCACCTATAGTACCTATACCACTAAATAAAGTTCTTTTAGAAGCGGTTTTAATAACAGTATCACCTATACCTAAAACTGAACCTGGACCTCCACTGTAGGTAAAAAGTTCAGTATCATTAGAACCGTTTTTAGATGTTATTTTACCTTGATATAAATTAACTAAACGGTTATTACTAAATTGAACCCTACCTAATTCATTAACTCTAACAGCACCCAAACCCTTATTAACAGCACCTAAAGGTGCTATCATAGTTTCATATTTAGGACCTCCTGTAAGTGGGTTTATACCTTGTTTAAATAAATGGATTCCACCAGCATTAACTAAAGCTTGACCTAAAGTAGATAATGGGGTATAAATACCTTGATTTAAAGGACCTCCTAAGGGTTTTAATAAAGAAGAAAAAGTATTACCTGCTGTAAAAGTTGTATACCCTCCATCCATATCTGTACCAATACGAGATAATAAATTTTGTTTAAGGGTAAAAAAGGTTCCAACGGGAGTTTGCGTATATAATTGAAATAAACGCGAGGCATCCTGTACTGAACGGACTGGGGCGAGTAAACCACCTCTCACGAGAAAATCCGGTCCTCCAGTTTTTCTTAATTGTTCAGTTTTTACTTTAGTATGGTCTTTTACCACAAAAGGTTGTCCTAAGGTACCATTATTGGCACCCTTACCTGGTCTATCATAACCATAAGGAAGGTTTTTGAATCTAGTTTGAAATGCTAGTTCATTTTGTGGTGTTACTAAAGGCATATCTTACTTAGGTAAGTTATCCAAGTATTTAGGTGGTGTTAACCCATCTAAATCTAATGTAGAAGGTGGGACTTGACCTGGATGATCTGGCACCCCATTAATAGAATATGTATCCTGAAGGGTTGATTGGGGACTAGCACCTTTCATATCAGGTGGAGTTGACCCATCGAATCGAGTAAGGTTTGAACCGTTTTGTGTTAATTTATCTAATATTCCCATAATTATTATTTTATTATAAATATTGTAATTTTAATTTATTTAAGAACCCATAGCATATGTTACATTTGAAGTATTCATTGCATCATTTAGTTTTGAATCATTCATATATAAGTTAGTATCTTTTGCTAATAATTTTTCTAGTAATTCATCTGTTCTTGACCCACCACCTGATGAATTTCCTGATTTGGATTGACCGGGTCTAGATCCTTCGGATGAAGCTGAGGCTCCACTATTACCACTTCCAAAAGATGTAAATTGATCTGCTAGTGAGGTTGCTGAAGCTACAGTAGCTGAGAAATCAAAATCACCTTTGAATAAAGCTAATAAATCTGTTACTACACCTACTAAAAGACCTACAAGACTTAAAGCTAAACCTAAAACTTCTATTACAGGCATAAATGCTGTACCTAAGTTAGTCATTACTGCTTGAAGTTTTTCAACAGTTTGAGCCATTTTATCGGATGCTGATTGTTGTTCTAACATTCTAGCTAAGTCGTCTTCTCCAGCTGCTCTTAATTCTTTAGCACTTCTACCCATCACCTGTTGTTTAAATAACATATCAGATAATTTATCAGAAGATAAACCAAAGGCAGCAGCTGTTGCTTCCTGTTGGATAACATTCATTTTACTAAATTCAGTAAATGTACCTAATTGATCAGCAATTTCTCTTTCTAAACCTACTATATCTCCAGTTAAAGCAGCTTGTCTTGCTTTTTCTAAATTTAATTCTTTACCTGTTAAAAGTTCAGCTTCTAATTCTTTAGCGATTGAATCTTCAAAATTTAAAATAGATTTTGAAATAGTTTGAACATCTGAAAGTTCACCTCCTAATTCACCTGCTAGAGTAACAGCTTTAGCAATCTCAACTGTATTTGCTCCTAAATTAGCTCTTAATTGACCCGAAGTACTAGCTACTTTTTCTATAATACCTTTTAAATCTTGCTGTATGCCTGATTGTCTTTGGAGCTCATAACTTGCTCCTAAAGTTGCCTTGTAATCCCTTTCAGCATTTGTACCTCTAGCTTCAGAGAGGGTTACTAAACCACCTGCTGCTTCTTTACTTAATTTAACTTGTTCTGTTAACTTAGTCATAGTGACTAAACTATCAGTAGTAAAATTATTTATAAAACCTAATTGTTGATTTAAAGCAGTAAAGTTTTCTACTAGTTTAGTACCTGTAACTGCCATGTTACCACTATCATTAGCAGCGGCTTCTAAGTTAGATCTAAAGGCAGCAGATTCTGACTTAGTCATAGACATAGATTTGCCTAATTTAGTAGTCTCTTCATCTGCTCTTATAATCCCATTAATTAATTCACTAATTAAAAAGACGGGACCCAGGGATTTCATTAAATTTTTCCCTAGGTTTTGTACTAAATTAATAACTGATTTGAATTTGGTACCCAATTGGCCTGCCATTTTAGCAGGATTATCAGAACCTTTAAGAAGATTTTTTGTATATTCTTTACTTTTACTTAAAGCATCATCTATACCTAAAGATTTACTTAGTTTTCCAGCACCTTGTTTATCGAGTATTCCTTGAAGTCCTTCAGCTATACCACCAGAAAGACCTTGTGCTTCAGTAATGCCTTTTTCTAAATCACGACGTTTTTCTGCATTTTCAAGTAATTCTTTACTGAATTCTAAAATTTGCTCAAAATTCTTTAAATTATCTTCCTGTATAGCCCCACTTTTAATATCTTCGGCTATATTCTGTCTAGCAAAATCGGCTTTTTGGATTAACTTGTTTAATTCTTTTTCATCTAATATATTTTCTTCTCTGGCATCTGCAAGTAATTGTTCTGAAATAGATTGGAGTTGGCGAGAAGATTTTAAAGCGTCATTTCTAACTTTGTTAATTTGACCACTAGCTTCTGCAATGTTAGCTTGAATAGCACCTCTTAATTCCGCAACATCTAAAATTTCTTGCTCTAATCTAGCCTGCTCTCTAAGAGCGGCGTTAAATGCTTTTTGATTTTCTAAATCTTGTTTACTTTTACTAGCCATAATATAATATTATATATCAATAAATATTGAATATTTCAACCTATTTGTAAGAAGATTTATTTGGTATAGAAAAGTTTTGGGGGTTTATTTTCCCATCAGTACCAACCATTGTAGAAGAACCACCAGAAGAAACTTTTTCATATTCTTCTTTTTGTTTTTTAAAATGATCCTCTATTTCTTTAAAAGTAAATAATCTAAGCCAACGAGGCATATTATATACTTCAGACCAAGAATAACCTCCATTCCCATGGAAGACTATTTCGTGGATTTGTTTAAATAAGATTTTTCTAAACTTTGGTGCTGTTTTAGAAGTCAGGCCAAAAAAACTTGAGTCCAATGGGTATTGATACTTTTTCTTCGGATTGTTCGGGAAAAAAAGTTAAATCTACATCGGGTGTGATTTCTAATAAATATTTTCTAAGAGCACGGGAATCTGTAGCTAATAGATAATTATCTACAAATTGGCGGATTGCTTTTTTGTCTCGTTCCCCATTTACTGAGGTTATAAAGTGTTTTATTCTAGTAGATAAGTCAGGGGGAGGGGAATTTGGGGATAATTTTTTTAGTCCTTCTAATTCTGAAGCAACAGCATTTTCATCTTTAGATGATAATAATTTAAAAGTAACATCAACTCCTGAAGATGGTAATTTAAAATCAAATTCATTAGAGGTTGCTTGTTTAACTACTTCTGCTATGGGTTTAGATTCTATTAAAGATAAATCTACAGTATGTTCTTGACCTTGATACTTAAATGTATAATCTTTACCATACCCTAAAATACGGGAAGCTACCATTAAACCATTTTTATCTCCAATAAGTAAATCATTATAATCAAATTTAGTAACAATAAGAGATTGTAATAGTTTGTCTAAAACTGTTCCTTTTTGAATATATGATTGGTTAGAAAGAATATCTTCTTCCTTAGCTGTCATATATTTCATTTCAATAGTACCAGTTTTAAGAGGATGCCCTTCGGGATATAATAAACCTTTTGAGGGTAATTCAATTGTTTCTGTTGGGAGATTAAATTCCATATCTTTTATTTATAATAACTTTATTCCGTTATAAATATGAATATAAAAAAGAGCTTAACCGAAGCCAAGCTCTCTTTAAAAAAATATTGTTTTTTACTTAGAAGTTTAAGATACAATAATCTGGTTGAACTACCATTGTAAGTGGTACAGCAGCATCTACTGTGTCCCAACTATAGTCTCCAAAATTAGCACTTTCGATTAATGCTCCTTTAATAATCCATTCTGATACTACATCACCTACAGGACCTAATACATTAAATGTTAGATCTTTCTTATAGAAATCTGAATAACCATCTCTACCAGTAACTGATTCATGGTGTAGACGTACCCACTCCATTACTGCTTGAGCACCTGAAGGTGTAATTGGGTCAAATAAGGTAAATGTAATTGGATTCCATACTGTTTTACCTTTAACATAACGTTGAACGTTAATATGGTTAAGAGCTACTTTACCTTGATTTAAGGTTACTGCACTTACACCTTTTACGATAAATGAAGGAAATCCATCCATATACATAATGAACCTATTGGGTTGTTTTGGTTCAAATGCTGTAAAGAATATTTCGTTTGGATCTAATACTGCCATTGTTGTTTATTTTATTCTATTATAAATATTTAGATTTTAAATTTATTAACTAGGGAATGTTGCTCCCGTTGGTAATACATTAAAGTCTAGAATAATGAATTCTGCGGTTTTTGTTGGTTGTAAATAAATAGCACCAATCATTTGGTTTCTATCAATTACATCCGGAGTGTTATTACTATCATCCATTACTACTTTAAACGCAAATAAACCTTGTCTTTGAACTACTGTTTCTAAATAAGGATTTATAATTGATAAAAAGTTATTTCTTGTAGCAGCAGTGTTTTGTTCAAATACTAATGTTTGAGCTACTTGACCAATATATGATTTTAATTGAATCAATAATCTTCTAACATTTACTCTATCTAAAGCACTTGCTTGACGTTGTAATGTTTTTTGTCCGTATACTACTGTTCCTACACCTGGGAATGAAGCAATTGGATTTACTTTATTCTGGTATAAACTATCTCTATTAGATTGAGATAATTTTCTTTCTGGACGAATTACTGTAGTTAAACCACCTCTATTAATACCTGCTGGAGCAAACCAAGGTTCAGCAGCATTATCATTAAATGCATAAACTCCTGGAATCATTGCTGAGGCTGGTACAAATACTTGATCACCCATGTCTGGGTCAATTGTTTGTAACCAAGGCCAGTAAGCAGCACCATATGATGAGTTTCTAGCATTAGCTTGTGTATTTGCTGCTGTAATAGTAGAAGCATAAGGAACTAAATCCATAATGTAAATACTATCACCTCTCATTTGAGTATTGTTTAGAGCAGTAGTCATTTGAGAAGTTTGAGCTGTATCGATCAAACCTGGGGTTACTAGTAGATTAAATTGATAGTCATCTTGATTTGATAATAAATTTAACATATTATCATAATCAGAACCAATTAAACCTTGAGTATCTGTAGAATTAATATCACCATATAGATTCATTGTTCTACCTGTAGGAATTACACTACCTACACCTCCTGTAAATGTACCAGCATATGAACCTGAACCTACTTGAGGCATAGATGCTGTATATTCGTTTTTAGCATTACCTGCATTATCAAAGTAATCTGGGGTCTTTTTATTTACAGTAGATACTCTAATATATCTAGAAGCATTAGCATATGAACCCGTTATTTCAATATAATTTTCTGTTGAATTATAGGTCTGGTATTGATCACCGATTATCTTAGCGATATAATTATCTGCTTTAGGATCTAATGATAAGTTAGTCCAAGATTCTAAAATGATCTTATTATTATCATTATCATTACCTTGTCTTACTAATAAATTAAAATTACCATCTGCTTGAGAAGAATTAGCAACTTCCCATCTAATATTATCAGTTGAACCTGATACTAATGATCCTGAACCTCCTGTAATTAAGTTTGTAGATCCTGAGTTGTTAAAAATAATCCCTTTATCAATAGCTTCAATTGTAAATGAAGTACCACTTCCTGAAGCTGCGATTTCAGCTTGGGCAAAATCCCAAGTTGAAGAACCTGATACTACACGTGTTACTAACATAGTGTTACCTCCATTTTGGAAGTAGTTATATGCTGCGATGTTAGTCATGAATGAATATTCATCACTACCACTATCAAATGTAGTACCAAATCTATTTTGGTAATCTGAGTATGAGGTTACTATTGTAGGAATTTCTACAGGACCTTTTACTGTAGGACCAACGATAGCAGCACCTACTTGAACAGGTTGCTGCGTGATAAATGACTGGTCGTTTTCTCTTGCTAATACGCCAGGTGATACTAATGTTTCTGCCATTGCCTAGGAGGTTAATGTTTTGTTATAAATATTAGAAAAAAATTCAAAATTTAACTAGTTTTAGTAAATTCTCCAGTTTCTATGTCAATAGAACCTTCACCATAATTATCTTGTAACTGTTGAGCAAATTTAGTCTTACGTTGTTCAAATTGCTTTAAGTCTTTTATAAGAGTGTCTTTTTGGGAGACTAAAGATTGCATTTGATATTCTATTTGGCCTAATTGAACCATATATTCATTATCTTGATTTTGAATATCAATGATTTCCTTTTTTTCTTTTTCTGTTAAATAAATTTTATTCATATTATAAATATTAAGTTATTTTTTACTAGTTAATCTATTTTTTATTATTTTAAATACTTGCATCGGTGTTATTGATTTTTGACAAATATGTTGTTTTTCAGTTCCTTTATGAATAGGGCACCAATCCCAATCCCCAGCATCAAATACAAAATTACGATTAGTCCAACACGGGAAACAAGCATCATCATTCATTATACGTGTAATACGTGAAGTAAATTCATGGTGTTTATCACTAAATCCATTAATCATAATTGTATGTTTACCTAACGCCCAATTTAACCAAGATAAACAAGAACCTAATCCTATAAATAAATCAGCATGGTGTAAATAATTAGCTACAACATCTAATGGTTGGTTATAATGATTTATTACCCCATCTAATTTCCATTCTCCTTTAGTTAAAGATATAACTTTATATCCTTGTTGTTGGAGTAATTTACATAGAGTAACCCAATTCCCATAAACCCATTCTTTACATCCTGATGTAGCATTGGGGCCTATTACAATGTATTTTTCTTTATATGGTCTTTTTCCTTTAGGAAAATCTAAACCATAATTTAATTCTTTTTCTTCTAGTCCTAGAATATCGCTAGAGGTAGCTTGCATTGGAATTATATTACATTGACGTGGATGCATATCAAAGTTCTGCCAGCCCCCATTATCATCTCTAAACCAACCTATTTTATAATGAGCAGTACATCCTGTTGAATTACCAGGTTCTAACCATTCTATATCTTTATAGGCTTCTAAATTTTTAAACCAATCATTATGGAATGTAGATAAAATAACTTTACATTTATGTTTTTTAGCAAATTTTATAGCATATGGAGTCCAACCAATAGTATCACCTAAAGAATTAGAATCTAAAGATATTAATACACGTTGTCCTTCTAATTCTAATCTAGAATGTTCTTTACCATTAATTTTAATTAACCAAGGAATATAATATTCTTTACTACAAGAAGTCCACATATTATTATTAATAGTTGCTTTATGAATAACTTCATTAGTTTCTCTATTAATAAATTCAACTTCATATTCTTTAAAAACATCACCTAAAATTTCTACTTTAGGTGCATTTATATAATTAACATTAATAGTATTGGTATCTTCAAGTTTTTCAGAATTAGTAATAAAATCTTGTAAAGTTTCAGCTCCAATTTTACCAATATGTTCCCAATTAAAATCACGATGGATTAATTTAGCTTCTTCTAAAGCACGTTTTTTATGATCTACGTAATTTTCATAAGCATCTCTCATTACACGAGCTAAATCTTCAAAATCAGGTTCATAATAATTACCTACTACTGTATTGAAATGGTTATAGTTAGCATCTAGTGCAGGGCGTTCACCTAATATTTTAACAGGAAGTCCTTTACCTTCAGCAAATTCCATTTGAGCGCAACAGGCTGAATATATAGCAGGAGTTCCACATGCCATGGCTTCAATTAAGGGTAAATTCCATCCTTCACTACGAGCACAAGATAAAAATACATGACCATTTTTCATATAGGTAATATAATCTTCACGAGATGGAAAATGTTTTATTTTAATACGTTCATCTGTAAAATCATAATGTTCTAAGCGTTCTTCTGTTGTTTTAAAGTTATCACCTGAGAATGGGTTATCAATTGATACTATTAGATCAACAGGTTCATTAGGTTTAAATTCTTTAAGAAAAGTTTCAATTATTTCTTTAGTAGATTTTCTATAATCCCAACGACCAAAAATAATAAATTTAAACCTACCATCTACATAATCTAATACCGTTTGAGGATCTTCAGGGTAAAATGTATTTGTATCTACACCTTCTGGGACTACTTTTACTTTATTAGGGTCAGCACCTTGTTTAATAGTACATTCAGCTTGCCATTTAG